AGGAAGGTCTTAACCCGCTGAAGAAGATCCCCGGTGTAACGGTTAAACCGATCGAGCACGAGGGTCAAGTCACGTACTACGAGATCGACTTCACGCCAGAGGCGAAGGAGTACATCCTTTCGGGTCCGGGTCAGTTGGCACCGGGCTACGCTCGCGGCGGGCTGGCCCGTGGCGGCTTAGGTCGCAAATCTGTTGTGCGCAGAACTGAGGAGGGTGTGGTCGAGGATCGACCGCCGAAGCTTGAAGGTACCCAGATCGTGAAAGAGCCGGGTGGGAACTGGATACCCGGAAGTGTCGAGAATTTCATCAATATAATTCGTGACCAATATGTCCGTGCGAGAGAACGTCCAGCCGAACGGTTGGCTCGTTTAGAGAAGCAAGTTGCTGAAGGGTCTTACCCTAACACCGAGCAGGCTCTTGCTATGGACAAGGCTACTCTCGAGGCGCAAACGGCAATTGATCGTTGGCTCGAGAAGAAGCTCGCGAATTACATAAGGAACGACATGGCGACCGAGCGGGATCCCGTGCGGCTCGGCGTCGAACAGCGTGTAGCGAAGGCCGAGGCTGACAAGGCGAAGGCTGATCAACGCGTTGCGAAACAGCAAGCGAAGATCGCGGAGGCTCGTGCTGCAGGTCGGGATACGACAGCGGCAGAACAACGGCTTGAAATCGAGATGGCTGATCTTGCGCAGAAGTACGAACTTGATAGAATGGCGGCGGTATCCGCTACAGAAGTCGACCCCATAATTGCTAATACCGCTGAAAGAAGCCGACAAGGGGGAGGTATTGCTGTCTCCCCCGAGGCCACAATCTGGGAGGACATGACGGATTATTTGGTCGACATTCGCACGGCGGGTGGTCTCAGAAGCGATACACCGTATGATACTTCGCTGGCCGGTACAGCTAACCAAGCTCCATGGTTAAACGACGTGCCGTACGACACTCCGGTTTATTCTGTCGCTGGCAGTACCGAACTTTTTGATCACATTCGTGATGAGCTATACAATGCTGTTTGGCGGGATAGCGATTTGCCGCCGAATTTAAGGCTCGAGCCGAAGGATCTCGAGAAGATGAATGTCGACGCGGTGGTTGCGCACGTGGGTAAGATTAACGCATACCGCGAGCAGAACCGAATTGCCGAAAAGCTTTCCCAAGCCGAAAGTCCTGCGGTCTTCAGCGTTAAGCAGTATCCTGGAACCGGTCTTGAGTGGAAGCAGATCAAGATGCCGGAAAAGACTCTCTCAGAAGAGTCAAAAATGCTTCTTGAATATAACAAGGCTCAGGGTATAGAAGACTCCCCAGAGACACTAGAAGCCGCTTATGATCGGGACGCCAGAAGCGCACTCCAAAAGGCTCTTGAATACGAGGGCAGCGTAATGGGCCATTGCGTCGGCGGTTATTGTCCACGAGTCGAGAGTGGTCAGACTCAGATTTTCTCGCTGCGTGACGCGAAGGGTGAGCCGCACGTGACGATCGAAGTGCGAACCCGGCGAACGTCGGATATGAGTCCTCTTGATTTTTATCACAGCGATGTAGCTCCCCAAAGCTTGGCTGATCGTTTATCTACCATGGAAAATGAGAACCCAAGTGCGTCATTTGATTGGGAGCAAATCATTCGGGAATCTCCCGAGTACAAGGAGTACCTAGAATTCCGATCTGAACGTCCTCCCGATATTGTTCAGATTAAGGGCAAGGGTAATCGCAAACCCACAGCCAAGTACATTCCGTACGTGCAGGATTTCATTAAATCAGGCAACTTCGGCGAGATCGGGGATCTGCGGAACACGGACCTTTATGAATTTGCCGGGAAGCTTACTCCTGAATTCCAACAACGTTTAACCGAGGCGGGCTTTGAACCACCTCGATTCGTGACTAAAGAGCAACTTGATGCACTTAGCGATTGGGATAGCGGTGGTCGACTCCGAGGTGAACCCGTACCCAAATTCGCTGATGGCGGTCGCGTTAACGGAGAGGATTACGATGAAGAGAAAATCGAATCGATTGTGGCACCGCTTCGTAAGAAGCTTGAAAGCTTCTTGGGCGAAGTTCAAAAAGTCCCTCGTCGAGTTAAGCAAGCCGCCTCGAGCGTCACGGAACTCGGTGAAATTATCGAGAAGTCTAAAGCGTTACCGCTCGAGTTCTATGATCCAAAAGGAGAAGTAGCAGGCGAAGCGGACGCGATGCGGCACTTACTATTTCAAGGCCAGCTCGCCCGCAAGTATGGCGAAACCCCGGCCAAGATCATAAGTTACGTGCACGAGTACACTTCGCCCGGTCAGCCATCGGCCGAACGAGCGATGGATCTGTACAACGACCAATTAGGCCGCGAGCTTGGACTCTCGGCTACGAGCGATGACGAACTCATTGAACTCGCCCGCAAGTATGTGGACACGGGCCGAGTGCGAGTGCTTCCTGAAGAACAGCGTGGTGGATATTAAGTATGGATGAAGAAGAGCAGCAACAACCCGAGATCATCCAAGAAGAGATCGTCGAGATCGAAATTGAACCTGCCGAGGTAGAGGATACCGAGGATGGTGGCGCGATCGTTCGGCTTGAGGATGAAATGGATGCGGTTGTTCAGACAGAGCATTTCGCCAATATTATTGATACGGTGGATCAGCGCAGTTTGGACGCTGCGATCGATGATCTACTTGATAAGATCTCGCGTGACAAGGACGCTCGAAAGAAACGCGATGAAGTTTATGAAGAAGGCTTGCGTCGCACGGGTTTGGGTGACGATGCTCCGGGTGGGGCGCAATTCACGGGCGCATCAAAAGTAGTACACCCGATGCTCATTGAGTCATGCGTGGATTTCTCCGCTCGCATGATGAAGGAGATGATGCCACCGAATGGGCCGGTGCGATCGAAAATCATCGGGTCGGTGGACGCCGAGAAGGAAGCGAAAGTTCGACGCAAAGTCGACTACATGAATTGGCAGTTGACCGAGCAGATTTCGGAATTCCGGGGTGAACTCGAGCAGCTATCTACTCAGTTGCCACTAGGCGGGTCACAGTACCTCAAATGGGTCTGGGATAAGCGTCGGCAGCGTCCCGTGCCGGAGTTCATTCCGGTAGACGATGTGTATTTGCCCTTTGCGGCGACGAATTTCTATTCCGCTGAACGCAAGACGCACGTACAGTACATCACCAAGTTCGAGTACAACCGGCGCGTAGAGTCCGGCATGTACCGCGATGTGGATCTAGGGTCACCGGGCGAGATTAATTTTTCGAAAGCTTCGATCGCGAATGACAAGATCGAGGGCCGCGAGGAGATGAACTACAACGAAGATGGTCTCCGGACTATCTTTGAAGTGTACACTTATCTCGACTTCGACGAAGGCATGGCTCCGTACATTCTCACGATCGACAAGACGACCGGCAAAGGGTTGGCGTTGTATCGAAATTGGGAGCCGGATGATGAGTTAAAGACCGAGATCGATTCGATTGTCGAATTCCCGTTTATCCCATGGCGGGGTGCCTACGCCATTGGTCTTACTCACATGATTGGTGGGTTGTCGGGTGCGGCAACCGGCGCGTTACGAGCGCTCCTTGATTCTGCGCACATTCAAAACGTGCCGACGATGCTCAAGCTCAAGGGCGGGCCGAACGGTCAGACCATCAACATGATGCCGACCGAAGTGGTCGAGATCGAAGGTGGTGTGAACGTCGATGATGTTCGCAAGATCGCGATGCCGATCCCCTTCAATCAACCATCGCCGGTACTTTTCCAATTACTTGGGTTCCTTGTCGATGCGGGCCGAGGTGTCGTACAGACGACTTTCGAGAAGCTCTCGGACCAGAACCCGAACCAGCCCGTAGGTACGACGATCGCGCTCATCGAGCAGGGCATGGTTGTGTTTTCCTCGATTCATGCGCGTTTGCACAACGCGATGGCGAAAACGCTGAAGATCCTGCATCGCTTGAACTCGGCGTATTTAACCGAGGATCTGATCGCAAAATCGGGCGACATGGAGGTGAAACCTTCGGACTTCGATGGTCCGATGGATGTTATCCCGGTCTCCGACCCCAACATCTTCAGCGAAACGCAACGGTTTGCGCAGATTCAAGCGTTGATGCAGCGATCGGCACAAGTACCGCAGATGTACAATGTGCGTCGCATTGAGGAGATGTTCGTCAATGCGCTGAAGGTGCCTGAAGATGTTCTTCTACCGAAACCCGGTGAAGAGGATCGCGACCCCGTATCGGAGAACGTCGCAGCATCGATGGGCCAACCCGTGTATGTGTTGCCTCGCCAGGACCACATCGCGCATCTTCGCATCCACTTAGCGTTCCTGCAAAGTCCGGTTTTCGGTCAGAATCCGGTAATCGCGCAGAATTACATACCAATCATTATTGGTCACTTGCGTGATCATCTACTCAATTATTACATGACGCAAGCGCAACAGTCTGTCATGATGATGCAGGAAGAGGGTACCTTGCAAGAAGAGGCTGAACAGCAAGCCTCGGTTATTGCTCAGGTGCAGAAGCTCATCGAACAACAGCTCGACTTCATGCCGCAGATCATGGGCCAGGCGAAGCAGATGGCTGATCAACTCATGCAGCCGCAGCAACCACCTGATAGCTCAATGGCTGTCGCGCAACTTCGTGCGCAGGTTGATCAGATGGCGCTCCAGATGCGAGCGCAGACGGATCAGGCTCGGCTCCAGCTTGAACAGCAGAAGGTGCAACTCCGCGCACAAACCGACGAGAATCGTATGCAGCTCGAAGCTGCTAGGGTGCAGACGGATCAGGCGAAGATCTCGCAGAAGGCAGCGGTGGATTCCGCTAAACTCCAGCAAGATGCAAACATCGCTGAGATGCGCGAGGAGAATGCAAACGCTCGAAACACAGAGAGCAACGAAGCTCGAATCTTCATGAATACGTCCGATAATGAGACCGCGAAGCAGCTCGCGGCAGCTGAGATAGCGTCCGGTGAGAAAGTGAGTGTCAGCACCGGCACTGGTATTAACCCGCAACCGTGAGGAGAGTGACAATGGCTAGTGAAAAGGAAATGGTGCCTTATCGCAAGCGAATTGCCATGGGCGAGAAGCTCGATGGTCAATCGATGGGTGCCAAGGGCGACTCGAAAGCCCCGAAGAAAGAGCCTGCTAAGAAGAAGGCATGACTGAACATATAGCATGATAGAGCAAAAATTACTCGTTCGCCTGAAGGAGGCGCAACGTGATTATGCCATTGGTGCTTTGAACCGACCTAGCCAAAGAGATACCTTTGAATATGGTCACGCGGTCGGTGTCGTAGCGGGCTACGAGATGGCGATAAATGTTTTATTAACTCTAGTTAACGAGGAGAAGCATGGTAACAAAGATCTCTGAGAACGCAATCGAAATGGCTTTTCCGGCTGCAGATCCGGGGGTACAGCCGTTTGGTAGCCGTGTTCTGGTGCAAATTCGCAACCCCAAGCAAAAAACCACTGGAGGCATCATCATCGATCTTGGCTCGCAAGAGACCGAGAAATGGAATACCCAGGTCGCGAAAGTGATCTCGGTAGGCCCGTTAGCCTTCAAGAATCGCGATACCATGCAACCGTGGCCTGAGGGCGACTGGTGTAAGGCGGGCGATTTTGTGCGGGTTCCCAAGTACGGCGGCGACCGCTGGGAGGTTGACCTCGAAGACAAGGGTGTGGCGTTATTTGTTATTTTTAACGACCTCGATATTGTAGGCCGGGTGACTTCCGACCCGACGAAAATTCGAGCATTCATCTGATTAGGAGATGGAAATGGCTGAAGATCTAATGAAAGAGGACGATGAAGTCCAAATCGCTGAGGGTGAAGAACAGCCCGAGCGTGTAGAGATCGAGATGAGTCCCGAGGAGGCTGAACAGTTCTCCGAGGACCAAGTGGCAAAGGAAACCGACGATGACGAGGATGACCGCGAGGCTATCCGAGAACGTCGGAGACTTGAGAAGAAGGAGCGTAAGCAACGGCGCGAGCAAGCGATCAATCGTGACAAGATCGAGCTTGAATTCCTGCGCAAGCGTAATGATGAACTCGAGCGCCGGATTTCGGGTGTAGAGGAGAAGTCACAGCGTCGTGACATCTCGCTCCTTCAGCAGAAGCACAAAGAAGCGCTTCGCGAAGTCGAACTTGCCGAAAAGGTCATCGCAAAGGCTGTAGCCGCGCAGAATGGCGAGGATGTCGCCCAAGCGTTGCGGTATCGCGATCAAGCGATGGCGAAAGCGAGGCAGCTCGAGTCCGCGACGAAGCAGGCACAACAGCAAGCCGAAGCGCCGAAAGAGAAGTCGGTCGATGATTTATCCTTGGCGTATGCTAAGAGGTTCATCGAAGAGAATCCTTGGTACAATCCCAAGGGTAGCGACGAGAGTTCGGCGATTGTGCTCGCGATCGACAATGCTCTGGTTCGCGAAGGTATGGACCCCCGTTCCGAGGATTACTGGGACGAGCTAAGCGATCGCGTTCGCAGGCGTTTACCGGAGAAGTTCGAGGAACGAGAGAGTCGGCGTTCCGAGAGGTCGGCACCGCAGAAGACGGAACGAGCGGCTCGAGGTGGACCTCAGGTAGGTTCTGGTCGCGAGCATGCCCCGACGTCTACTCGACGCGAGGTTTATATCAGCCCAGAGCGTAAGTCTGCATTAATTGAGGCTGGGGTTTGGGATGATCCGGTGCTTCGCCAGAAGTACATTAAGAAGTACATGGAATATGATCGGCAACGATCCTAACTTGTGCTCCGTTTCAAGAAGAGTTATACTTAACCAATCGCTGTAGGAGCGACATATGACTGATGAACGTTTAAAGAAATCCGCTGAGAATCGGACTAGCCGTGCGATGAAAGATCGTGCATATACTGAGAATCGACAAATCTCGGACGAAGAGCGGGTTGAGATGTTCAGGCAGCAATTTTTCAATGACGCATTGCCTGACTTGCCAAGTATCCCCGGTTACCACATGTGCTGGTTAACCACGACCAACCCTCGAGATTCCATTCCTGCACGTATGCGCTTAGGATATGAACCCGTGAAGCCGGAAGAAATTCCCGGCTGGGAACACGTGGCTATCAAAAGCGGCGAGTGGGCCGGTTTTATCGGGGTCAACGAGATGTTAGCGTTTAAGCTTCCGATGAGCTTGTATGAGAAGTTCATGCAGGAAGCCCACCACGACGCTCCACTCCGAGAAGAGGAGAAGCTGACTGACACTGCTGAATTTTTACAACAGCAGGCTCGGGCGGCGGGTTCTCAGTTGGCGATGGGTGATGGCATGGCAGACCTTGCGGAAGAAAGATCGGCTCGTTTTGAGCTAACTTAACCCTTTCGTAACCAAGGAGTAAATCGCATGTCTTCGACAAGCGCGCCCTTCGGTTTTCGTCCGTCATTCCACAATAGTGGCCAAATGCGGCCGAAAGCCTACGTCATCGCTTCTGCGTATGCCGTAAACATCTTTGCCGGTGACCCGGTGAAGTTGACTGATGCCGGTGTTATCCAGCTTGGCACCTCCGACGGTACCCGCAGTGGTACGGTCGACGGTATTGCCCTGCTTGGCATTTTTGCCGGTGTTCAATACCGCGACAGCAACAGCAAACCAGTGGTTTCCAACTACTGGCCCGCGTCCACGACTGGCACTGAAATTCAGGCGTTCGTGTACGACGATCCGGAAACGTTGTTCGACGTCGAGTACGTCAATCCTTCGTCGGGTACCACCGTGCAAACGGCGGTCGGCGAGGAGTGCGACTGGACGGTAGCCACTCCCGGTGGTTCCACCGCGACGGGTCTTTCGAACACGTACCTGACCGCCATCCAGTCGACCTCTGGACAATTCCAGATCACTGGGTTCGGTTATGGTCCGGACAACCTTCTTACTGATGCCTATGTAGTGGCGACTGTTCGTATCAACGAGCATCACTACAAAGCCGCAGTTAACTCGGTCTGATAGGAGTATTGAGCAATGGCAACTCCAATGCGCAGTACAGACTTTCGCAGTATTGTTGAGCCGATCCTCAACGAGACCTTCGATGGTGTGTATGATCAACGTGCGGATGAGTGGAAGCAGATCTTCGAAGAGAGGAAAGGCATTCCCCGCAATTACCATGAAGAGCCGGTCCTGTACGGGTTCGGTGCCGCTCCGGAGCTTCCGGACGGTATGGCTGTCACCTATCAGTCGGGTGGCGTCCTCTTCTTGCAACGCTACCTCTACAAGGTCTATGGTCTCGCCTTCGCGTTGACCAAGGTGCTTGTGGAAGATGGCGACCACATCCGTATCGGTCAGACCTATGCCAAGCATTTGGCGCAGTCGCTGATCGAGACCAAGGAAACGCTTTGCGCGAACGTGCTTAACCGTGCGTTCAACGCTTCGTTCCCCGGCGGTGACGGTGTGGCTCTGGTGAGCACCTCGCATCCGATCGTGAGTGGCACTTTCAGCAACCAGCTGTCGACTGCTGCGAATCTTTCGCAAACGTCGCTCGAGCAGTTGCTCATTCAGATTCGCAACGCTGTTGACAACAACGGCAAGCGTATCCGTTTGACGCCGAAATCGATCGTCGCGGGACCGAGCAACGTGTTCCAAGCGGAAGTGCTCTTGAAGAGCGTTCTCCGTACTGGCGCGGCTAACAACGACATCAACCCGGTCAAGTCGATGGGCTTGCTGAGTGATGGTCAGGCTAACCTCTCGCGTATCACGTCGACCACCGCTTGGTGGATCAAGACGGACGCTCCGGAAGGCCTCAAGCTCATGATGCGTCGCGGTCTTGAGAAGAGCATGGAAGGTGACTTTGAAACCGACTCCATGCGCTACAAGGCCACCGAGCGTTATGCGGTGGGTTGGACCGATCCTCGGACCATCTACGGCACGGCGGGAGTCTGATACAGGTAGGTGGCGGGGCTGGAAACGGCCCCGCTCTCTATCGGTATCACTCTTAAGGAGAGAAACATGGCAAATTTGCTTGTTACTCGCTTTCCGAATGGCGTTACTAACGTCTCTGAGAGCGATTTGTTCAGTGATCTCGCTTCGCCGGACCCGACTCAGTTTCATACGTATTTCAATGATTTTGATTCGTATGCGGCTGGCGATTGGACGGTTACCGAAACCTCCGCTTCTGCTACTCAAGCGGTGACGGATGGTGACGGTGGCTGGTTGTTGGTAACCAATTCGGACCAAGATGATAGCATTTGCGCCCTACAGAAGGTAGGTGAGTCCTTCCTGATGGAAGCGGGCAAAAAAGCTTTTTTCAAGGCTCGATTCAAGGTTAGTGACGCTACCGATTCTGACGTTGTTATCGGCTTACAGGTGACGGATACCACGCCGCTAGACGTGACCGATGGTATTTATTTCCTGAAGTCTGACGGTGCGGCTACGATGGATCTGATTTGTCGCAAAAATGCGACGACCGGATCGAACGTTTCGTCTGCTGTGGTCACGTTGTCAGACGACGAATTCGTAACTGTCGGCTGGTACTATGACGGTGCGGGGACTCTCTCGTACTCGGTATCGCCGGGGTCTGTAACGGGTTCGATGGATGCTTCGTCTTCGTATCTACCGGACACCGATCTTACGGTATCTTTCGCCATTCAAAATGGTGAGGCTGCTGCCAAGACGATGACGGTCGACTACGTTTACGCAGCTAAGCAGCGTTAACAGGCGGGGGCTTCGGCCCCCTGCCATTTTAGGAGACCGGCATGCGTCCGATTACGTTTACTTATTCTCAGGCCGCAGCTGATGTGGACAGCATCGTCTCGGTCCAAGAACTTAATGCGTCTGGAGCCATCACTCTTGATGGTTCTGCCGTAGTTTCTGGCGTTGCAGATTTCATCTCCAGCCCAGCTTATGTAACGATTTTCAACGAGGAGTCGGCCACTGTCGACTTCGTGGTAGTTGGAACCCGACCCGGTGGCACGACCGCTCAAACCGAAACCATTTCTTTCACTGCATCGGGTACGGTCACCGGTACTATTGCATTTGCCACTGTGACAGGTGTATCAGCCAGTGCGCCGACCAGCGCCACCATTTCTATCGGAAATGCTGATATCGGTTATACGGACTGGATTCCGCTCGACATTTATACGCCGAATCAGGTTACCAACATATCGGCCAAAGTGTCGGGTACGGTCAATTATTCCGTGGAATACACGAACGAAGATCCGTTCGATCGCGCCATTGTTCACTTGGCAGAACCGCACCCTGCAGCGAGTCTCACCGCAGCATCTGGGGACGAGACGCACTTCACAACCACCCTGATGCGGGCGGTACGCTTGAAGGTGAATTCAGGCGACGGTTCTGTGCGCTTCACCATTGTCCAGCAATCGACGCAGTAAGCCATGGCTAACGTCAAGATTACGGATCTGTCTGCCGGTACCGCGCTGACTGGGCCTGAGCAATTTGAAGTTGTTCAGAGCGCCAACTCGGTCAAGATTACGGCGAGTCAAATTAAGACGTTTACGGGCGATTCGGTCACCATTAACAATGGCACGATCGGTTCGGTCGTTATTAGTAATTCCAGCGGGTCATTTGATTCGTTGTCGATTACGAGCGGAGCGATTCCGTTTGCGACGATTACGAATCGTGCAATTGGTCAGTTCGAATCACATGCAGATCAGACTGCTGTGTCGGCGAACGTGGCATACGTTGCGGAAATGAACAACGCAGCGTCGTTTAACGCTGGAATCACCATTGCTTCAAGCACCAACATCACGGTGGCTGCGGCGGGTGTGTATTCAATTAACGCCAGCATTCAG